TGAACCAGCAGGCAACGAAGATGCTGTTACATCTAAGTCGGTAGTAAAGTCAATTGTGCTCTGAGCCGATGCCGCAGCAGCAGCAGCACTAGCAGCCGACTGGTTAGCATAAGTAAGTGCTAACTGTGCTGTGTTTGCTTGATCGGCTGTTGCATCGCCGGGACCACCGGGACCACGATATATCGCCATGTTAGTACCAGATTGGAATATAACCGCTTGCGTCTGTTGACCAAGCCTTGGTTAGCGTAGCATCTTCGTATATATTAATGTAGTCGATGCCTGCGACTTTACCTGTCAAACTAGCAAGAACATCTACAAACATAGCACCGGCATTGTCATAAGTGTTGTATTGTGCAGGTGCAGAACCTAATTTCTTTGTGGGAATGTAGTCAACCCAAGCAGTTAAGCCAGTAGTGCTTGCAAGCGAGTTTACGACCATTTTTGTTGTACCGTTTGCGGTTGCATAGGTAGTAGGGTAGCAGCGAGGTATCATTTTAGTCCTCTATGTTGTTTTCTTTAACACCCTCAGCGAAGATGCTAAAGAAAAGCCTCCTAAGAGGCAAAACCGTAAGGTTTAGAATGCTGGGCGTACTACAATAAAATCTACAATAGCTGGAGCAAGGTTTACTGCGCCAGTAGTGTTATTTAGAACAGTCAGAGTAACCGTATTAGCAGCAGTTACTGCACCAGCGATAACGGTGTCTACAGTGTCAACAGCGATAGAGACACCCATAACGATGTCGCCAAGAGCAACGCCAGGAACTGTTACATCAACAGATGCAAACGTACCAGAACCAGTAGCAGCGTTGACCACGATTGACAGCCATAATAATCTCCTTAAGTGGTTAGAAGAGGGCCAGCCTTGTGAGCCAGCCCCCGATTGTTATTCCTGATTAGGCAGGAACAGCAAGAGCCACAGCAGAGGTATCACGCAACTCACCAACACCGTAGAGCGTGTCAGCAGTCAACAGCGTACCAAGGTACTCTTGTTTGTACTGGGTCTGAACACGAACGCCAAGCTGGTCAACCAGAACAAATGCCTCTGGGTGTGCCAACAGAGCAACACGGGTAGTCGTTGTCGTTGCTGTATCAGCGTTGGTCGTTACAAAGACCTTAACGCCGTATACGTCACCAATCTGACCGTTACGGATGGTAGCGCCATCACCAATGAAAGCCTGCTCAGTGAAACGAGCAAGACCCATCATGGTGTTGCGGGTCGAAGGAGGAACGATCAAGAAACGTCCGTCCATCGGAACGTCCTGGTCATCCAAACGCTGGATTGCACGGCGAAGGCCAGCATCCGTCAGAGCCGTACCGATGTTGGTGCCGTCAACATACAGCGTTGAGCCATCACCAGCAAGGTATGCACGGTTGTAAGCTGCTGTTCCAGAACCGCCCTGAGCACCACGACCAAGTTCGATCAGCGATGTGTCGATACGGGTAGCAAGAGCGTAGCCAGCGTCATCCGTGTAGAAACGGCGCAGCGAGGACAGAGCCTGAACTTCAGCAAAGTCTTCGATCAAACGGCTGTACTCATAGTGCTGGTTAATCGTGACAGTCTTCTCAGTGCCACTCTCAGCAATCAGAGTAACCTGCGAAGAAGCAGTCTTAACAGCAGCAGAGCCACGAGCAGGTGACGGGAAGTGCATAACATCGCCCTTCTTACCCTTCATGGACATCTTCTTGAACAGATTAGCTGCAACTAGATTCTTCTTGTAAGCAGCGATGATTTCGTCAGACCATACCTCAGGAATAAAACCTGCGGTATTGACGGTGGATTGTACTACGTTATTGGTACCTAAAGGCATGATAAATTTCCTTTGTTAAAAGTGTTAAGTTATCGGACTCTGCCCTCTCGGTAAGCAGCCATGATTTCATTTTGCATCATGTCATACTTGTCAGGGTCCGTTTGCATGAGTTTAATAATGTCTGCACGACGGTAAATCTTCTTAGAGGGTGCTTCATCACTGCCCGAAGACACTGTGGTAGTGGCTGCTTTTACGGCTTGGCTACGGACCTCTTTCTCTGCTGATACTGTCTGCTGTGCTGCCTGTTTGCGTTCTTTCCAAATAGACAACAACTCATCACCAGCATCATAATCAAAAGAACGGTCTGCACGAACAAACAACTCTGCCCTCACTTTGGAGGCTGCAACCCAATTCTGGAATGCAGGATCGGCAACAACTTCTTGAAAGTCAGGATGCCGTGCTTTTAGTTCGTTAAACGCCTTTGCCGCTGCCATCTCAGATGAGAGTTTTTCAGCCTCTCTAATCTTTGGATGGTTTTCAATCGCCTTCTCTACCGCACGTTTAGGATCAGCGAAGAAATCAACTTCTTCGTCAGGTTCCGCTTGCAGTTGCTGTTTTGTTGTAGTTTGGGTCTTGATGAAGTCATCCACAACACGCCGTAACTCACCAACTTCACTGCCTTGTCTGCCGATTAACTTCTCGGCTTCCATGTGCATCTGAGCAATTTCTTTGGCGCTTTTACCCCGATACTTTTCGGGAACGTCCTCTTCAGCTTGCTCTTGAACAACCGGCTCTTCTGCTTTCGCTTCTGGTTCGGCTGTGCTAATGTCAGTCATTACTTCGTTAGGATCTACTTCTTCAACGCCTTCTTCAATAAAACTAGCCATCTATTGTCTCCCGTGCCTCAACAGCATTAAGAAAGAACACTTATTACGTTTGAGGGGGTTCTCTTATCCCTCCGAAATACCAACTTTACGTTCATACTTCATGTGCGACTCTCGCCGCTTCTCCCAGGCTCTGCTTGCAGAAGGAAAATCACCTGTGATGCCTTCTAAAGAGATTCTAGGAGCTGAGATAAGCCTTGTAGCGTCATTTGTACAGTGTGGGCACTGTATGACTGTTACTGACTCATCTACATACTTTTCGCTTATGTGCGCTTTGGCACAGCGGAATTCAAATATTCTTCTCGCCATTTTGCAGTTCCTCGTAGGTTTGTTGTGACAAGTCTTTTAGACCAATGATGTAGTCTAAAATATCGACCTGTCCTTTTCTAAACTCTAGGGTCACTGCATCGCAGTTGCGGATGTTCTCGTACTGGGTACGCATCTCTAATAGGTCTTCTAGGAGTTGCGACCACGCTGTGGTGGTCATCATAGAAAGCCTGTCTTCGTAATACTGCTGTAATTCTGGTAACATTGTTGTAATTCTACCACACTTTTCTTATTTTGTCAAGCACTTTTTACCGCTTTTGTCAAGTTTTTTATTTTTGACGGGCAGCAACGACCTGAAGGTTAGCAATTTCCTTCTTAGTGTCAATATCTTTCTCTTTTAGTGCCAGATTTGCTACTTTTATGCGTCTTTCAAACTCTGCGGTGGGATCATTAGAGTCTGAGAGGTACTTAGAGGCACTAGCAGCCAGCGAAGCCTGCAATTCTGCTGGTTTCAACTGTGTATCTACAGCCTCTGCCTGTGCTTTGGTCTGGTTTAGGAGCACTTCAGACTCAAGTTTGGCGTTTTGTAGCTGTGCATTCTGCATTTGTAGCTGCTGAACCATCTGTTGAGCCTGCTGTGCCTCAGGATTGGGCTGCATCATCTGATCCATCTGTGCAATAATTTGCTCACGGTTGTTCAAACCGCTGTTTTCGATGATGGCTCTGAGCACAATTGGCACAACAGGGCTATCTGGACCCAAGGTTTTGAGTAGATTCATGAACTGCATCTGCTCATACTCACGGGCGATGATGCCTAGATTGCTAGAGGCAATGAAGTTGAAGTCCTGTGCAGGGTAGTTCTCTGGATCAAACTGCATAAACCGATAAGCAGACTTCTTTACAAACGGGATCAGGAACTGCTCTTGGAAGTTAACTAGGGTTCTCTTATTCTTCTTGATGATGGCTGAGAGGCCAGCACTCATGCCAGCACCATCTGCTGTGGTAGGAGCAGGCATAGTCGAACTATCTACCGTGCCAGTAGCCATTAGCATCATCCGCATAAACTCACCAGCGATTTGCAGGTTGCCAGGATCGGTGTTGCCAAACTTAAATGGCTGGAGGATCTCGGCAGGGTTTCCGTTGGTTAGGATGGTCTTGCCTGGTCTTACTTCAAACTTGGCACCACGGGGCAGCCTTGTAGCATCGATGCCCATCATCGGTACTGTGGTCAGTGCTAGGCTGTCTAAGTGGGCACGGATCTGAGCATCAATAGCCTTTTGCATATTGTAGCCCTTCTCAGCGATGCCACGACCCCAGAAGCGGTTAGGCATAGAGTCGTTCTGGAAGGCTACGATGGGACGGTCTTCCATCATGTAGGGCGACAACTCAGCCTTAAGCAGGTGCTGGTCATTGGCGATAACTACGATGCCCTCAACCAACTCTGTATAGTCTGCTGCTTCGTTGCCAAACTCTTCTTGCTTTTTAGCAAACAGTTCAACAATCTCTTCATCAGAGCCAGACTCGATCAGGTACTTCGGCACCAAGCCATAGTAGCGAAGCAATAGTACCTTGTCTTGCTGGTACTCAACGTCTTCCTGTACCGGCTCAATGTCGCTGTCTACAGCGGCCTGACCAAGGTTCTCAACCTTATTATAAACACCAGACTCCATACCAGCCACAACAGAGTGTAGTGACACATACTCTTCTACCGCACAGCCCATAGCCTCTTCGATGCTGGTAGCGGTGGGGTCAATCAAGAAGTTCTTAGGATTGATGGCTTTCAAGCCAACAACGAACTTAGGCACTTCCTCAACACCAATAGCAGAAACACCCATCTCTACGATTGGGCGCATTGCTGGCCTTAGCACAGTCTTCTCTGCGATGGTAATCTCACCGATGCCGGTGCCATAGACAGCGCCTAAGAGCACAATGTCTGAGACTGACTTACGGACCTTCTGGTTCTTAAAGTCCTCATACATCTGGTTCTTGATCTGCTCTACATCGATTCTTTGCTGATCTTTTTGGTCATCAACGATGTCAAAGAACTTCTCACCACGACCAAAGATAGCCTCTTCGATCTCAGCGGTGTGGGACTCGATTGCCTGCTGAAGGGCAGGGGTTACAAGCTGTGAACGCTCAGAGTCTCTTGTCTTGTCTTCACCAGACCAGATACCACGCCATAGACGCTCATACTCTTTCCAGGACTCTAAATAGTTCTCATCCCGGTGGTTGCGCCACATAAGGCAACGAGATAAGACCCACTCAGTGATCTTAGCTTCTTTACCGTTGTATTCGTTTTCTTGCTCTTCCATGCTCTCTCCTAGTAGCCTGAAACGGCATCCATTGGTGTGTAATCGTCTTCCTCATAGTCTGAGGTGTACTCTGCAATCGCTATCTGGTCAATGTAACTTAAGGCATCAATCAAGTCATCGTGGACCTGGGGGTTAGGGAAGTTCATCAGTTCATCGATGATTTCGCTATTCCAGGGACCTTCGTTGAAGGTAATCTTTCCGTGCTCTAGTCTGCCCTGTAAAGACCAAGTGATTCTATCTGTCTTTTTCTTGTTTCCGTGTGTGAGGTCTTCAATGCGGAAGTAACTGTTATACTTACGCATAAGATCAGACAGATAAGGTAGAACGGCATTCTTTAGTGCGCCTCTTTCGATGCCAACACAAACAGGCTCATAATCCCTGACCACATCAAATATCTTCTGTGCGGTCTGCTTAATGTCCCACCTACCGTACTCTATATCTGCAACCCACCAACCCTCAGACGTTACCTTGACTATCGCTATTGCTGACTGGTCTAGCCTCTTCTTCTTTGCAGTGGT